CAGTCATTGTTCTTTAAAATTTATGTGCTCGGTTCGTCTATCGGCTAGGACACTGCCCTTTCACGGCAGTAAGGAGGGGTTCGATTCCCCCACCGAGTACCATTTGTTTAGTGTTATCAGGGTATCGTTTATAGACGTTATAAACTACTCGACAGCAAGGGTGCGACCAACGCTGTCTGACATAACCGCCATTCGCTCGCCAGTGCTAGCTACATTCTTGGCAAATAGGCACGATAACACTAAACAAATGGTTCATATAAAAATACATCAGTCCCGAAAAGGTTCGTGTAGCTATTGAAGGTTAGGGTTTGTGAGCTTGGTGTATTTTTATATGGAGAATGAGAAGCATTGGCGACTTCAGGAGACTGTAAATCTTCCACCTTACGGTATATGGGGTTCGAATCCCTGATTCTCCACCAGATTTGGTTCCATAGTATAATGGTTAGTATAGCGGCTTGTCACGCCGTTGATAGGAGTTCAATTCTCCTTGGGACCGCCAAGCCGTGCCATGTGATAGTGGCTACTCTGACCCGGAGGATGAGAAGTGGATTAATTACCCACGGGTGGTTCAGACAAGGACTTATGTTTAGTAACATTCATAAGGGAATCTGTCTCTACGAAAGTAGCGGTTAAACCAAACCGGCGTTAGCAATACGAGAACGGTTCCTGTCGGGAAGCGGGTGGAGGGAGCGCAAGTTGCGGTGTGTAGTGGAGAGACTATCACCCAATGCTCTATAATTACCGCCGAGGAACGTCAGAGCATTTTTCCCTAATAGCTCAGTTGGCAGAGCAACGGACTGTTAATCCGTGTGTCGGTGGTTCGACCCCACCTTGGGGAGCCAAATTTTAAATTCAGATTTTCTATTAATGAATGACGGAGTAAACTCTCTAACAGTAGTAGAAAATGTGTGTTCTTTGTAGGGTTGTTGTCTTGCAACTTCCCATAATTGAGGTTCAGCAGTTTTAAGGTTCAACATAACGGTATTTATCTGGCGTTAGTATAATGGATAATACAGTAGCCTTCTAAGCTATCAATAGTGGTTCGATTCCACTACGCCGGACCAAATATGTAAACCATTATTTACAAAAATGATGGTTATTGTAAAGAATAGGAGACATTATGCCAGCGATATTTCTAGTTAGTGATACACATTTCGGCCATACTGGTGTGTGTCGATTTATGCGTAACGATGGTGTTACCAAACTACGTCCATGGGATAATCCCGAAGAAATGGATGAAGAAATGGTAAAGCGTTGGAACGAAACAGTTCGGCCTAACGATAAAGTTTATCATCTTGGTGATGTGGTGATTAACCGCAAAGCATTGAAGACACTAGGTAGATTGAATGGTGATAAAGTATTGATTCGTGGTAACCATGATATCTTCCGTGATGATGAATATAGACAATACTTCCGTGAACTCAGAGCATATCATGTAATGAACGGAATGATTCTATCACATATACCAATTCACGTTGATAGTCTTGGTCGTTTTGGTACAAACATTCATGGCCATCTCCACGCAAATCGTGTGATGGCAGAGACTTGGGGTAAATATGAAATTGATCCTAGATATCATTGTGTTTGTGTTGAGCAAACAGATTACAGACCGATTCTATTTGAAGATGTTATCAAGCGAATCAAAGCAGAAGGTGGTGATATAGGTTTCAAAAATGGAAACGGCCCCACTATGTAAAGGTATACCTTTCAAAAGGCCTTGACTTTAGAATAAACATCATATATAATATATACATCAGCGGAATTAGTTTAATGGTAAAACTGGAGATTTCCAATCTCCTGTTGTCAGTTCGATTCTGGCATTCCGCTCCAAGTTTTATGCGGCAAATGTAATAACATCACAAGATACCCTCTTGTGACGGCTGTGGGAATCAGTCTTGCCGCTCCATTTTAGAGGTACTATTATGTCTGTTGAACTTAATTATATATGTACGACTTGTGAACACATACATAATGAGGAAAAAGAAGGTGTTTGGGAAGAATTATCCGACAACTTTATTTGTCCTGTATGCGGCACATTTAAAGAAGACTACAAAATAGACCTCTGGCATTCAGTTTAATAGCGGGATAGTAAAACGGTATTACAGAGGACTCATAATCCTCAGTTCTTGGTTCGATTCCAGGTCCCGCAACCATTAATGGTGTTTGTGCCATAAATGAACAAGGTACATTGCAATACCCATTATAGCCATATAAATGCCATTTACTATTAATAAAGCAGTTATTATTCCTTTGCTTAACAACCATTCAAAAAGTTCTTTGAATAATTCTATCATTTATCTTCCTGTATATCGTTTTGGTAACGCATCTAGTCTACGTTCTTTTGGTGTTGTGGGAATCCATCCGTCACCAAGATAAGGATATTTTTGGATTCTATCTTCTACAACATAAGCAATCATTAATCCAAAAGTTGACGCTATCATTAGAGCTATAATTCCTAAAGCAATTTCCATTTGTAATTTTTTTAATCTTTTCTTTTTTCTTATCTTATCTGTATACTCTCTTTGCATTGCTTTGGCAATCAACACCTTTTGTTGTTTACCCATTTTCTCCATCATTTCTTCAACTTCAGTATGCAATGCACCAAGTTCAATTGGGCTTTCATAAACCATTAATTGTCGTAATTCATTTCCCATTTGTTCTAATTGTTTTTTCATTAGAACTCGTTGTAATGCTCTTTTACCTAAACTAGCATCACCAGTATAAACTTCTGTGTTAGCACGGCGTTCTTCTTCTTCAAAAACAGCTAAACACTTATAATAGTTGTCATAATATTGTCCAAGATAATCACCAATTTCCTGATAGATGCCAGTATGTTGACCAGATTCTGCTTTCTTGTTTAACTCAATTACTTCATTCTTTTGCTTAATGTATTGATTACGTTGTTCTGTTGTCGCTGGTTTTTCTGGTGGATGTAACTTTTGAAATTGCTCGTCAAGATCCTTGAGAACGTCTTTAACTTCTCCTGCGGCACCTTTAATATCTTTGTATAATTTACAACCAGCTTTAACCGCAGAAACAGCGGCATTGGCCATCGCAAATAGGGTAATTGGATCCATTTAATATAGTCGTGGAGTACATGAAAACGTTGGCAGACATAACACTAACACAGATACATTGCGTATCTAAACGAAGTCATATATAATATACTATTATTTATAAACTCTTGATAAGGATCAAAATGACAAATCTACTCGTAATAAAACTGACAAATAATGAAGAAATCCTTGGTGAGGTGTCAGAAACCGGTACAGGTTACCGAATTCTTAATCCTATTGGTATTGCGGTTGTACGTGACCGAGATGGTAAACCCAATATCGGATTTGCACCTTGGCCAGTATACTCAGATACGGAAAAGAAGGACCGGACGGTTGACATAGACCGTGATTCTGTGTTATACTCCTATGAACCAGCAAAAGACTTTGTAGACAACTATAATAGTATCTTTGGTTCTGGCATCATTATCCCACCACAAAAAACTTTAATTACAGGCTAAATTGAGTTCATTTTATACAAACGTACAAAGTTTCGGTAACAACATATTATACCGAGGCATCTTAGACGGCAAGAAGGTGAAGCAGAGAATTGAATATTCTCCTTCACTCTATTTACCTTCCAAAAAACTAACCAATTTCACCTCACTTGACGGTGACTATCTCGACCAGAAAATCTTTGGTGATATTCGTTCAGCCAAAGACTACATCAAGCAATTTGATGAAGTATCCAATGCACCGAAAATCTATGGCCAAACTCGGTTCGAATATGCCTTTATTGCAGACCAACATAAAGGTATGGTTGACTATGATTTCGATAAAATTTCAGTTGCTGTAGTTGATATTGAGGTTGGTTCAGAGAATGGTTTCCCTGATCCATATCTTGCGAATGAACCCATTACTGCCATTGCTATTAAGTATTTGAATGGTCCAATTTATGTGTTTGGTTGTGGTGATTATGTTACACAAGGTAAAGAAATCTATGTTAAGTGTAGAGATGAACATTCTCTATGTAAACAATTCATGGCATTATGGACTAAAAAATGTCCTGATATTCTAACTGGTTGGAACACTAAGTTCTTTGATGAACCTTATTTGATTAATCGTTTTCGTAAAATCATTGGTGAAGATGAAGCCAAGAAACTGTCACCATGGAATTATATTGGTGAACGTAAGACTGTAATTAATGGCCGTCAGATGATTGCCTATAACATTATGGGTGTTGAATCACTAGACTATATTGAACTATACAAATGGTATGCTCCTGGTGGAAAGTCACAAGAGAGTTATCGTTTGGATGCTATCGCACAAGTAGAACTCGGTGAAGGTAAAATTTCATATGATGAATATGATAATCTTCATGCACTCTATCGTTTGAATTATCAAAAGTTTATTGAGTATAACATCAAAGACGTTGAACTGATTATTAAACTGGAAGATAAGTTAAAGTTAATTGAGTTAGGTGTGACTCTTGCGTATGACACCAAAACAAACTTTGAAGATATCTTTGCACAAACTCGTATGTGGGATTCACTCACTTATGCCTATCTGTTTGAGAAAGGCATTATTGTTCCACCAAGAGAAATCAAAGAGAAAGATTCTGCCTTTGAAGGTGCCTATGTCAAAGATGTACAGGTCGGTAAACACGATTGGGTTGCATCGTTTGACTTAAATAGTTTGTATCCACATCTGATGATGCAGTATAACATTTCACCTGAGACATTGATTGATCCACAAGATTACACAGATGAAATGCGTGAGGTACTTTCTTCTGGTGTTTCGGTTGAGAAACTATTAATGCGCCAAGTAGATACTTCGGGGCTGGCCAATGTTACACTTACACCTAACGGCCAATTCTTTCGCACTGATATGCAAGGTTTCTTACCTAAGATGATGGAAGAAATGTATACTGACCGTAGCAAATTCAAGAAGATGATGTTGCGAGC